TGAAAAAAAAACATAGCACATTTTATAGAATAAAGATATGGCATATAAGAGGAAGCGAAAATCCGGCGGGACTCGACGCGCCAAAAAGCGGAGATTTTGGAAGAAAAAACGTTTTTCGCGGTATAAGGCTATTAGATACCGCCCCATAATAGGAGGATTTCCTCAGAAAAAGTTGGTCAAACTTAGATTTGCTACTACTTTTACGTTAGATGCCGGAGTCGGCAGTTGGACTAGTAAGATAATCAGATGCAATAATTTGTATGATCCAGACGCAAGTTTAGGAGGTCATCAACCAATAGAATTCGACAGATGGTCGTCCATTTATCACAAACATGTGGTTATTGGTGCTAATATTACAGCTTCATTTCATAATTCCAGTGGGACATCAGTGGCTCCGTCATATGTAGGCATAAAACTTATTACTGAGCCCGGTCAAGATGATCTAAGTAACATTTTGTCAGATTTAGGAGAGAGATCTATGATTGCAGCATTACAAGAACAGCCATTGAATAATACATACAGAACAATGGTAGGATCTGTAGTTCCTTCACAGAACGCTGTGAGGCGAGTTCGTATGAAGTGGTCACTTAAAAAGCATTTCCCAGGTGCAAAATTATCAGATACATACCTCCAAGGTACAGGTAATGGTGGTCCTACAGAGGAAAATAGGTTTCAAATATATCAAATCGCACCAGAGATTGGAGCTAATCCAGGAGCTGTACATGTTAATGTTGTATGCGACTATTTAGCAGTATTCTTCGATAAGTTACCCTCTCAGAAAGCTGATTAAACATACACACCACCCTACTATACATACCACGTTCCTAATTGTGAGCGAAGCGAGAGTGAGCCGGATGGCGAACGGCCTTAGACTGTGAGCGTAGCGTAGCGGAGCGAGAGCGAACGGAGTGAGCGGCGGGAGCGAGGCGACCGGCTAAAATTTTTCAAAAAAAAACATAACATATTTATATAATAAACAAGATTCTTTTCATACTATATTTTACAGAATGCGAGACAATGGTCATTATTGCTTTGATTTTCGTTGTAACTTTGATAATTTTGAGCTTGATACTCTCAGAACGTTCTTAATGTCTAATTGTAAAAAGTTTGTGTTTCAGCACGAGAAAGGTGAGAAGACAGGTTACGAGCACTGGGGCGGACGATTTAGTTTGTATAAGAAGAGAAGAAAGATGCATATGTTGAAATTACCAGAATGGTCCAAGATGAATTATTTGCAGCCTACGCTCAAAGATAATACTGTAGGTGACAAATTTTACAGTTATCATACAAAAGAGCACACTCGAGTTGAAGGTCCATTTACAGATAAAGATGTTCCTAAATATATTCCAAAGCAGTGTAAAGGTGAGCCAAAGAAATGGCAGCAACAGGTATGGTCTACAGCTGACATATTTGATGATAGAACGATTAATTGCATAGTGGATGCTGAAGGTGGCAAAGGCAAATCATGGTGTGTTCGAGCCGGTAGGCTTCGCCATGGTTTTGTCGCGGTGCCAGTGTGTGCCAACTCTAAAGAAATTGTTGGCACCGTATGTGATATTTTGGCGGGAAAAAATTGTAGAAATCCAAAGATCATTTTTGTTGATATTCCAAGGTCAATTGACAATAAAAGGCTAAATCAGTTATTTTCTGCTATAGAAATCATTAAGGAAGGATACGTTTACGATTTAAGATATAAGTTTAAGGAGTGGGACTTCGAAAGTCCACAAATCTGGTGTTTTACGAACAATCCACTGCCAGATGTCTATATGAGTAGAGACAGATGGAAATATTGGGAGATTGTTGAAGACGAATTGGTGCCAATGGTGCCAGAAAGTTAAAGAAATATATATAAGGGAATTTTAGGGGTTTTTCCAGGCAACTTGCTTGCCGCCTAAAATTCCGAAAAAAAATTGCGAAAAAATTTTTGAAAAAAAAACATAGCACATTTTATAGAATAAAGATATGGCATATAAGAGGAAGCGAAAATCCGGCGGGACTCGACGCGCCAAAAAGCGGAGATTTTGGAAGAAAAAACGTTTTTCGCGGTA